TAGAGTAGATGTTGTGCCTGTTGCAGATCCAAATATATTTTCCATGTCACAAAGAATTACACTTGCACAAACACAATTACAGATAGCATCATCTAATCCACAACTACACAACATGTATCAAATTTATAGAAACATGTATAATGCAATTGGTGTAAAAGATGTTGATGCAGTTTTACCACCACCAGCACCAAACGCACCAATGGATCCAAGTATGGAGCATATTAATGCTTTAGCTGGTAAACCTTTTCAAGCTTTTCCTGGTCAAGATCATAGAGCACACATTACAGCGCACTTAAATTTTATGTCGACTAACATGGTTAGAAATAATCCTATGGTTATGGCTGCAATACAGAAAAATATACTTGAACACATTTCAATTATGGCTCAAGAACAAGTTCAATTAGAGTTTAGAGAGCAATTAATGCAAATGCAACAGATGCAACAGATGGCTGCTATGGATCCACAGGTTCAACAACAGTTACAAATGCTTACAAATCAAGTTGAAGCTAGAAAAGCAGTGCTAATTGCTGAAATGACAGAAGAATTTATGAAAGAAGAGAATAAAATTACTTCTCAATTTGATTCTGATCCGTTACTAAAACTAAAATCACGTGAAGTTGACCTTAGAGCGATGGAAAACGAGCGAAAAATGAAACAAGACGAAGCTCAAAACGATTTAAACAGAGCAAAATTAATGCAAGCACAAGAAATAGCTGAAGATAAGATGGATCAGAACGAAGATTTAGCTAAATTACGTGCTGGAGTAAGCCTTGCAAAGACTGGTGTACAAAAAGCACAAGTTATGATAGACGATAATTAATAAAAGGAGCAAAAAATGCAAAAACTTGATAAAATTAAAGAAGTTAAAGTTGCTGAACAGAGTATTGAGGTAGATCCTAGATCTAAAACTACTGCAGATGGTGCTTTTAACTATATTGCTACAGGAAAACCTGAAATGCCAGTTGGCGGTCAGAAAAGAATGTTAGCAGAAAAGAAAAGAAACTCTAAAGCGTACTAATTATGTGGTTGTCGGCGATAAAATTAGCCGTTTCTGCTGGAAGTAAAATTTACGCTAACAAGCAGAAGGCAAAAATGGCAATGTCAGATGCACAGTTGCTGCATGCTGAACGACAAGCTCGTGGTGAGGAAGCTTACCAGGGCAAACTGCTAGAAGCTAGACAATCAGACTGGAAAGACGAGGCGGTACTCATTATCTTGTCTGCGCCAATCGCTGTTTTGGCGTGGTCGGTGATAAGTGAGGATCCTGAAGCAATGGATAAAGTAAAATTATTCTTTGAAATGTTCTCACAACTGCCCAGCTGGTTCACGAATTTATGGATCCTTGTAGTGGCGAGTATTTATGGTATAAAGGGCACACAGATTTTTAGAAACGGCGGAGGAAAAAAATAATGTCTAAATTATATAACACAGCAAAAAAAGCTTTCTTTGAACCTATTAAAAAAGCTCTTACAAAAGAAACAAATATTGGAAAACGTATCACAAACATTCCAGCAAATGTTCCTCAAGACAGATTATCAAAAGCAACACGTGATTTAAAACTTGCAATTGGAAAAAGAAGAGCATCTGAAACTAGATTAAAACAAACTCAATTTGAAATGGATGAAGCAAATAAAGGAAAAGGTGACTATAATTTTACTTTTGATCCTCTTAAAGCAAATGTTACAAAAGAAAGCGTTAAAAAAAGAAATAAAAAATCAGAAGAAATATTTAAGGCTGCTAAAGGAAGAAAATTTAACAAAGGTGGAAGAGTTGGTTTAAAACGTGGAACGTTTCCTGATCACTCTGGTGATGGTCAAATCACAAAAAAAGATATTCTAATGGCTAAAGGTGTAATACCAAAACCAAAAGATAAAAAGAAAAAAATGATGGCTAAAAAATCTGAATCTCCAATGGATAAAGCTGTTAAGAAAAAAAATAAAAAGAGGTTTGTATAATGGCAAAACTATGTCCTAGAGGTAAAGCTGCAGCAAAGCGAAAATTTTCGGTCTATCCTTCGGCATATGCAAACATGTATGCATCAGCTGTTTGCAGTGGTAAAATTAAACCCGGTGGTAAAAAGAAAAGAAAAAAAGCTATGGGTGGCGGAATGATGACTCAATCTCGTGCCATGTACAAAGGTGGCGGAATCTGTATCAGAGGAATGAATAAGGACGCTGTTGGAAAGAACTCGTAATGAGAACTTACTACTCCAAAGGTGGGGGACTTAGAGAATGGGTCAAACAAAACTGGGTCGATATTGCGAACAAGCGAAAAGATGGTTCTTACCCGAAGTGTGGAAGAAGTGGTGGAGAAAAAAGAAAAAATTATCCAAAATGCGTGCCCATTGCAAAAGCAAGAGCGATGTCCAAAGGGCAGCGTGCGGGTGCCGTAAGAAGAAAACAACAAAAAGCGAATACAGGCCCTACACCTAGTAGAGCTGCAACGTTTGCTAAAAAGAAAAATGCGAAGACAGGATAAACAACCACCAAAAACTAAAAAGTATTTCAGATCTACAAAGTCTGGAGCAGGGATGACAAAGGCTGGGGTCGCCCGATATAGAAGAGATAATCCCGGTTCAAAACTAAAAACAGCGGTCACTGGCAAAGTCAAACCAGGATCAAAAGCTGCCAAAAGACGTAAATCTTTCTGTGCAAGAAGCGCAGGACAAATGAAAAAGTTTCCAAAAGCAGCGGCTGATCCTAACTCAAGACTCCGTCAGGCGCGTAGAAGATGGAAATGTTAATATGAAAAAAGCAAAATCAAAAATAAAAAAGGTTATTAAGGGTTTGAAGAAAGCATCTAAATTACATGCTGGTCAAGCAAAAACATTAAAAGGAGTTATAAGTGGCGGATCCAAAAAAAGGAACGGGTAAAAAACCTAAAGGTTCAGGCAGGAGGCTTTATACGGATGAGAATCCTAGAGACACTGTTAAAATTAAGTTTGCGACTCCTGCTGATGCTCGTCAAACTGTTGCAAAAGTTAAAAAGATATCTAAACCGTTTGCGAGGAAAATACAGATACTAACCGTCATGGAGCAAAGAGCCAAAGTAATGGGCAAAAATCAAGTTGCTTCAATAGCTAAGAAAGGAAAAGATGCAATTAGAAAACGTCATAACAAAACTGCTTAGATTTATAGATACAAGAATAGATGCTTTATCTATATCAGTAACATCGGGTAGTATTGACAATATGGAAAAGTATAGATATATAATAGGACAAATCAATGCACTGGAATCAGTGCGTCAGGAACTCTCTAACCTGCTAAATGATAAGGAGCAAAATGAAAAAGGAACAGTCATCAATATTAACACCAAACAATGATTTAATTGGTGTAAAAAAATCAGAGAAAAAAGAAGAAGCAAAAATTCCAAAACCAACAGGTTGGAGACTTTTAGTTTTACCTTTTAAAATGAAGGAAAAAACTAAAGGGGGACTACACCTTGCTGAAGCAACTTTAGAAAAACAACAAGTTGCATCTCAATGTGGTTTAGTTCTCGCTATGGGTCCAGATTGTTATAGGGATAAGGAGAGATATCCAGAAGGACCATGGTGCAAGGTAAATGATTGGGTTATGTTTGCGCGTTATGCAGGCAGCCGAATCAAAATAGATGGTGGAGAGATTCGTCTGCTAAACGACGATGAAGTGTTAGCAACAATTGATAGTCCAGAGGACATCTTGCATGAGTTTTAACATAGGAGGACGACTATGCCAGAAGAAGAAAAGAAGACAGTTGATATAGATACTTCAGGCCCTGAAGTAAATATTGATATTGAAGAAACAAAAGACGAGTCGGTTGTAGAAACCGAAGCGCCGAAAGAAGAAACAACGGAACAAGAAACAGATAAAACATTTGAAAACGAAAGAGAAACAAAGTTAGACGAAAAGAAGGATGAAAGCTTAGAGGACTACAGTAAAGGTGTTCAAGCTCGTATTGCGAAACTAACTCGTAAAATGAGAGAAGCAGAAAGAAGAGAAAAAGCTGCTACTGAATATGCAAGAGCTGTAGAAGAGAAAAGAAAAGTTCTTGAGCAAAGGTTTGAAAAAACTGATGCTGATTACATCAAAAAATTTGAGACAACTATATCTTCAGGTTTAGAAGCTGCACAAAAAGAATTGGCTGCAGCTATTGAATCAGGAGATGCAACTGCTCAAGTTGAGGCTAATAAAAGAATTGCACAACTCGCATTTGAGAATGCAAAACTAGAACAAGCCAAAGAAGGTAGAGAAGCAAAATCGCAGGAGCAAGCTCCTGCTAATCTTTCTCAAAATAACTATGCAAGTCAACCTGCAATGGATGATCCAATTAATCCAGATCCTAGAGCCGAAGCATGGGCATCTAAGAATTCTTGGTTTGGATCAGATAGAGCAATGACTTACACTGCTTTTGAGATACATAAGGATCTTACTGAAAAAGAAGGGTTTGATCCTAATTCTGACGAGTATTATGCTGAAGTTGATAAAAGAATCAGAGTTGACTTTCCGCATAAATTTGGTAATACTGAGAATAAGCAATCGACTACGCCCGTTCAGACGGTCGCTTCAGCTTCAAGAAGCGTAAAGCCAGGTCGCAAACAAGTGAGACTCACATCGTCTCAAGTAGCAATAGCTAAAAAATTAGGTGTGCCACTCGAAGAATACGCAAAACAATTAAAAAACACGAAGGAAGGAGCGTAACATGGAAAAAGATACAAAAACTTCTCGTGCGAATCAAACACGGTCAAAGTCTGAAAGACCAAAAGTGTGGGTTCCACCATCTTCTCTAGATGCACCCCCTGCACCTGATGGATTCAGGTATAGATGGATAAGAGCTGAAGTACAAGGCTACCAAGATACAACTAACATAACATCACGACAACGTGAAGGTTATGAATTAGTTCGTGCCGAGGAAGTTGAAAACGCATCAGATTATCCAGTCCTCGATGAGGGCAAATACAAGGGAGTGATTGGGGTCGGTGGCCTTCTTCTTGCGAAGGTACCAATCGAGATCGCGAAGCAACGTCAAGAATACATGACCAAGCGTCATGAAGAACGAAGCGAAGCAGTAGCAAACGATCTTATGAAGGAGCAGGATAGTAGAATGCCTATCAATGTTGACAGGCAATCTCGTGTAACCTTCGGTGGTACGAAAAAGTAATTTTTAAATATCACTGAATTATATAAACCGTACTGGAGGCCCTTCGGGGCAGGTACATAAGGAGAAACAACTATGGCTAATAGAAGCACAACTGGTTTCGGACTTAGAGCGGCTATGAGATTAGGCAATACGCCTGCAATCGGTGGTCAATCAAAGTACGCGATCAAAAGTGGTCTAGGTGTAGGAATCTTTAAGAATAACCCAGCGTCAATCCAAACAGCGGGCGACACTGGTTTTATTCAAGATTCAGGCTTCTCAACTACTGACGACGGTAAAGACGGCGGTATCGACTTTACAACTGCAAACGATTCATTGTTAGTGGGAGTACACAATGGTGTATTCTTTATAGACAACACTACAAAGAAACCAACGTTTGCTAATTCAGTAGCTGCGAGCACTGCATTTGGAACAAATCCAAACACTGGTAGCACAAACGGAGTTGCTTTCGTAAACGACGATCCACATCAAGAGTATATTGTGAAAACGGATGGCGCTTGCGGACAAGCACTTTTCGGCTTAGTCGGTAATATGAACGACTTTGATGGTACTGGAAAAGACGGTCAATCAACTACAACTTTTGATGTAGGCACACAAGCTGAAACATCGATGTTCAGAATCGTGAGATCTGCAGAAGATCCAGATAACGAAGATCTAACAGCAGCAGGTGCAAACATTATTGTTGTAATGAATGCGGCCGCTAATTTGTATACATAATAGCTAGAATAGGAGAACAAATATGGCAATATCAAGATCACAACTAGTTAAAGAACTAGAGCCAGGTTTGAACGCACTGTTCGGCTTGGAATACAAAAGGTATGAAAATCAGCATGCTGAGATTTATACTAACGAGTCTTCTGACAGAGCTTTCGAAGAGGAAGTTATGTTATCAGGATTCGGTAACGCACAAGTAAAAGGTGAAGGTTCTGGAGTATCATTTGATGATGCACAGGAAACTTACACTGCTAGATACTCTCATGAGACAGTAGCTTTAGCATTTGCTATCACAGAGGAAGCTATCGAAGATAATCTTTACGATAGACTTTCTGCTAGATACACAAAAGCTTTAGCAAGATCTATGAGTAATGCTAAGCAGGTAAAAGCTGTTGAGTTATTAATCAACGGTCTACCTTCAACTGGTACATTTAAGTCTGGGGATGGAAAAGCATTATTTGCTACAGACCACCCTACTCTTACAGGTCCAAATGTGAAGAACACACTATCTACACAAGCAGACCTTAATGAGACATCTTTAGAGCAATCTATGATTGACATCTCTAAAATGACTGATGAAAGAGGACTTAGAATTGCAGCTAGAGGACTAAAAATGATAGTCCCATCGGAGAATCAGTTTACAGCTGAGAGATTATTAAAGTCTCAAGGTAGAACTGGAACAGCTGACAACGATATCAATGCAATCGTATCTATGGGTATGGTTCCTCAAGGTTATAGAGTGAACAACTACCTAACAGATGCAGATTCATTCTATATCTTGACAGACGTACCAAATGGTATGAAAATGTTCACAAGAGCTCCATTGACAACTGCAATGGAAGGTGACTTCGATACTGGAAACGTAAGATACAAAGCTAGAGAAAGATACTCATTTGGAGTATCTGACTTCAGAGGTATCTTTGGCGTAGAAGGTGCGTAATACCTAATTTATGGGGCCGCCTTAAAACGGCCCCATTTACAAATACAATTGGTGAGACAATGAAAAAATTCTTAGTAACAATATCTGCATACGATTATTACACAAAATTTGAAGTCCTATCTGAGGACAATTCAAAATCATTAGAAAAATCAATCCTTGACAAACTTGGAGAAAATAGTATAACGTGGGAGTATACGGGTGACATGTATGATGCTCGTAAATATAGAATAACCTATGAGGAGGTTATAAATGGACAACCACATCCAGGAGCTTTACCAACAGAAAAAAGCTCTAGACAACAAGTGGGAGCAGGAACATAAGAGTGAAGGAAGATACACTCTTAGTATGGTTAAGATTGACAATAAAGTTAGAGAGTTAATCAACCATATAAAAATGGCGGAAGCACAAGCTGCGCATAAAACTGCACCCCAAGTTTCTGTAGCTACTTAAACAAAAAGCTACATCGTTGAATAAATTCAATTCACACTACAGGCTCTCTTGCGCTCTATTCAAATCTAGTATATAATTTAATCACTATACAAAATTGTTTATGTAGACGCGTATAGTCGACGGCCTAGAGACTACATAAACGTAAACTAGGAGGATAATACTATGGCACAAACTACATTTTCAGGACCAGTAAAATCTTTAAGAGGATTTGTTACTGCAGGACCTGATTCGGTTGTAGACATCACAGCGGAAACTACTTTAACTTTTGCTGCTCACGCAGGTAAAGTTATTAAAGTAAATGATGCAGATGGCGCAATCACACTTCCAACAATTAAAGCAGATAGCAAAGGTGCTACAGCTGGACAAGACGACCCTAATGCAAACAATCATTTAGGTGCGGTCTACAAATTTTTTGTAGGTACAGATTGTTCAGATTGCGATATTAAAACTGACGGAACTGACAAATTTGTTGGTCACGCGACTATCGTAAACGTAGCAGATGCAAGTAACAGCACATTTGTTCCAGCATCATCAAACGATGTTATTAGCATGAACGGTGGAACTACAGGTGGAGATAAAGGTAGTACAATTACCATTACTGCACTTGAAGACAACGTATATTTAGTAGAAGCAGTGTTAATCGGTACAGGTTCCGAGGCAACACCTTTTGCAGATAGTTAATAGATAATTAGTGTGGGGCTTCGGCCCCACATTTTAATTTTAAGGAGAAACAAACATGAGTTCAGACCAACGATTTACAAGGATAACTTCTACTGGACAGGTTAAAACTATTGGCGGAGGAACTACAAATATTGGTCCTTCAAGAGTAACTTACATTCAAGCAAAGGGACACGCGAGTGGACAACTTGAATTAAGAAATAGTTCAGATAATTCTGGTGATTTATTATTTATTGCACACTTTGGAACAGAAGGATTAGATATCTATGTTCCTGGTAGCGGTATTAGATTTGATGATACTATTCATGCAACAATATCTGGAACAGGATCTGTTACACTTGGTTATACTGGCTAGGAGGTTAAATGGCTAACACTACCTCGGGCACAACTATTTTTGATAAAAATTTTTCTATTGACGAAATAATAGAGGAGGCTTTTGAAAGATTAGGTATTCAAAGTGTATCTGGTTATCAATTAAAAACATCTAGAAGATCTCTTAACATAATGTTTCAAGAGTGGGGAAATAGAGGCATTCATTATTGGGAGATAGAAGATACAAACATTGATCTAATAGAAGGTCAATCTGACTATGATTTTTTTAGATCTACAAGCGATGGCACAAGCGCAGTTACTACACCAACTAATGGCATCACAGGTATGTCCGATGTTCTTGAAGCACAATTAAGATCTAATAGAACTCAAACAACACAATCAGATAGTCCAATGACTAAAGTTGATAGATCAACTTATGCAGGATTCTCTAATAAATTATCAAAAGGAACTCCTAATCAATATTGGGTGGAAAGATTTATAGATAAAGTTAGAATACATATTTATCCAACACCAGATTCAAGTAATGCATCTAAAGATATGCACATCTTTTTTATAAAAAGAATTCAAGATATTGGTGCTTATACTAATGCAACTGATGTTCCATTTAGATTTGTACCTTGTATGGTTTCAGGTTTAGCGTACTATTTATCAATGAAATATACACCACAACTAATTCAACCAATGAAACTAGTTTATGAAGAAGAGTTTCAAAGAGCATTACAAGAGGATGGATCTGCTTCTAGTTCATACATTACACCTAAAGCTTACTACCCAGGATCATAATGGCCAAATACGCAACCGGTAAATACGCAAGAGCAATTTCAGATAGATCAGGTATGGAGTTTCCATATAAAGAAATGGTTAGAGAATGGAATGGATCTTTTGTACATGTATCAGAGTTTGAACCAAAGCAGCCACAATTAGAACCAAAACCTATGAATGGTGATTCTATATCTTTAAGACACGTAAGACCCGACAGAACAGAAACAGCTGTTCCTAATATTTTACCATTAAATCCATTTACAACTACAAGCGGATCCACAACAATATCTGTGAATGAGCCAAATCATGGTAGGTCAACTAGTGATACTGTGAGATTTAGAGATGCAAGTGTTGTTGGAGGAGTGGCTGCGGCAACTATAAATTTAGCTACAGGATATACAATAACTAAAGTTGATGCAGATAATTATACCTTTGCAACAGCTACAACATCTAGTATAAGTGAAACAGGAGGAGGTGGTTTTGCATCAGCAGGACCAGTAACGGTAACAGCATGATTAAAAAAATTTGGAATTGGATTAAAAATTTATTTAAACCTCATAAACAAGAAATAGATAAGAATGCAGAGGTACATTCATATGTGCTAAAATCAGAGATTCCAGTACATGAAGAAAAAAAATTACATTGTTCAGGACATAAAAGATTTAGAAAATCCTGTCCGCTTTGTTTAGAAATAGTTGGAGTTAAATAGTGGCTTACACTTTAGCTAATTTAAGAACCGATATTAGAAATTATACAGAAGTAGACGATGGTGTATTATCTGATTCTGTACTAGACACCATAATAAAAAATGGTGAAAATAGAATATACAGAGAATCAGATTCAGACGATAACAGATTTTATGCTACATCACAACTTGTTACAGGAAATAGATATGTGACAATTCCATCTGATTTAAGAATAATTAGGTATGTACAATTAAAAAATACAGCTGGAGATCAAGTGTTTTTAGAAAAGAAGGAAACCAGTTATATGGCTTCTTTCTATGATACGCCAGGAACTCAATCTGGTTTTCCTAAATATTACGCTAATTGGGACGCTGAATTTTGGGTTGTAGCACCCACACCGGACTCTACTTATGAAATAACTTTAGCATATGTTAAACAACCGATAAGTATTACAAGCACTACTCAGCCAACAACAGCAAATCCTGCATCCAATGTAGGAACATATGTGTCTAATAAATATCAGGATTTACTTTTATATGCTTGTCTGGTAGAAGCATATGGATACTTGAAAGGTCCAACAGATCTGTTACAATACTATGAACAGTCTTATCAAAGGGCTTTATCATCGTACTCTATCGAACAACAAGGTAGAAGACGTCGAGACGAATATCAAGATGGTGTTATTCGTACTCCTTTAAGATCACCATCACCATAAATTAAGGAGATAAAAATATGGCAAATATAGTACCATTTTCTTTTAAAGGTGAACTTCTTTCCGGAACGCATAACTTTGCAAACGGAGGAGACTCTTTTAAAATAGCATTGTACACATCTAATCCTTACTCAACATCTAGCACAGTTGCAGATAATACTAACGAAGTTTCTTCTGCAGGTAGTTCAAACTATGTTAGAAAAGCTTTAACTAGTCAAGCTGTTGCAGCATCAACGGCTACTTCTTCTGTAGATTTTGCAGATGTAACTTGGTCAAGCGCAACTTTCTCTGCAGCTTTTGCAGCGATATATAACGACGATCAAGGTGATAAATTGTGTGTAGTATTAGATTTTGGTGGAACAAAGACAGCAACAAACGGTGATTTCACTGTTTCGTTTCCTGATCCAAGTACACCATCAAATGCTATTATTAGTTTAACATCATCATAGGATTTATAAATGGCGTTTAAATTAAACGATAGGGTAAAAGAATCCAGTTCAACAACTGGAACAGGTACGTTTTCACTTGGTGGAGCAGTCTCAGGTTTTGAAACTTTTGCTGCTGGTATTGGTGGAAGCAACACCACTTATTACTGTATCTTTGAAACAGGAACAACAAGATTCGAAGTTGGTTTTGGAACTTTAAACTCTGGTGCGAGTACACTCGCTAGAACTTATGTTATCTCCAGTTCTAACAGTGACGCAAAAGAAAATTTTCAAGGTGCAACAGAAGTTTTCTGCACTGTGCCTGGTGCAAAAATAGGTTTACCATTTCCAGAAGAGAATGCTTCTTCATCAGCGCCAAAAATAATTACAGTTACAGTTGATAGTAAATCTGGTAATCACCCATATCAAGGTGTGGGTTCTGGTAATGCATATTTTCTAGATGGACTGGAGGCACCTGCTTTGAGACTAACTGGTGTGGATGCATCAAACTCTGCTTATGCACAGTATTATAGATTCGATCAATCAGACTCATCAAACAGTGGACATCCTTTAAGATTCTATTTAGATTCTGCTAGAAACACAGAGTATACAACAGGTGTGACTAACACGGGTAGCTCACCAGCTCCTGGATCATCTGGTGCGTATACACAGATTGCTGTCGATGAGACAACACCAAATATTTTATATTATCAGTGTTCATCACACGGTTACATGGGTAATCATGTTACAAGTATTGGTAATAAAGTTAATTCTAATTTAGTTACAATAGGTGATGTAACTGTTGGGTCTAAATTAAAATTACCAACAAATACAGCTAACAAAATTTTAGTTGCAGATGGCACATCTTTTGAAGAAGTTGATATGTCGGGCGATGCAACTATTGCATCTGGCGGAGCATTGACACTAGCTAACTCTGGTGTATCAGCAGCTAGTTATACAAATTCATCAATTACAGTTGATGCAAAAGGGAGAGTAACAGCGGCTTCTAGTGGAACAGCAGGAGCTACAGCAGGATTTGCGGTTGCAATGGCAATCGCCTTATAGTAAAGGAGTAATATGGCACAAGATTTTAAAAGATTCGGAGATCAAGACGTAGGAACATCAGCAGCTACTATTCACACTAGTAATTCTAATGACGCTATAATTTCTATTCGTCTTGCAAATACAACAACTTCAACAATAAACGCAGAAGTATTTATTACATCATCTGTAACAGGTGGTTCACAAGACCACTACATAATCAAAAATGCGCCCATAGTTAGTGGCGGATCATTAGAACTTATTGATGGAGGCAGTAAGCTGGTTATACAAAACGGAGACATTGTCAAAGCAAAATCGGATACAGCAAGCTCATTAAGTGTTTGGATGTCTACAGTTGATGCAATCAGTGCGTAAGAGGAATGAATGGCATATTTAGGAAACAGTCCAAAAACAAATTTAATTACCATGAACTCTTCGCAGTTCAGTGGTGATAATTCAGAAACAAATTTTACACTTTCACAAACTGTTGGAAACACCAACGAAATAGAAGTTTTTGTAGGGAATGTTCGTCAGGATCCCCACTCAGCGTACACAGTATCTGGTGGTACAACTTTAGCTTTCACAGCTGCACCGCCAACAGGAACTAATAATATTTATGTAGTATACCAAGGTAAATCTATAGGTGAAACTACACCTGGAGAAAACTCAATTGAATTTGGTATGATAAAAGCAATCAATG